GTCGGTGCCGTTGGAGGCGGTTTGAGGGGTGCCGCGGAGCGGTGCCGTGGACGGTGCCGTAGTAGGTGCTGTGGAGCGGTGCTGTAGACGGTGCTGTGGAGCCTTTGACAGATATAAATATTTATGATACAATTTTATATGTGGGAAATAACTCTCACAGTAGACCTGTGGAATTTCCACAGAGGGAGAAAACAATGGCTGAATTTGAGGTCAATCTAGGAGATACAACAATCTCCATAGATGATGACGGCTTATACGATGCGATTGAGTACAAAGTAGACCAATCGGTCGAAGATTACCTATCCAACAACCTTGATGTCACTGATGACGTTTACCAAGTTATCTGGGACTTCAACCGCTGGGATGAGATCATCAGCAGCAACATGCAGTACATCAGCGTCAACGACTTAGACGATGGTCACAGCCTCATGCGAGAAGATGACCTAGAGAGTGCCATAGAGTCACTACTTGGGAATTTCCTGCATGTTACCGCTGGGGGTCGCTGTGGTGTAGGTAAAGCTTTTGCTGACGCCACCAAACGAGTTATCGGTGAGGTGCTGGGAGGCATAGAGGAACACCCTGATGCTTTCACTTCTAACTTCGAGCCTATGATCCGCAAGGTTGTCCATGAAGAGTTAGCTGGGACAATGATGAACGGCGGTATGGAGTTCACGGTAAAGCTAGACGAGAACATTGCCAAAGAGATCAAGCACCAAGTAGCCCAAGAAGTTCTGGAAGGATTCCACGAGGTCCTCACTACTCTTGAGGCAAGGGCAATCCGTGGAAATTCCACAGACAATGATTGAGGCTAGCAACGACCGCAAGGTCACACCCGTAGCGATCCAGCGAGCCAGTGGCCGCTGGGATCCGCGCATCAAGAACACATATGGGCTACCTGCGGCACATTGCGCTAATAGGACAGAGTTCTGCGATAAGCATTGCTACGCCGAGAAGATTGAGAAGCATCGGCCCGCTGTTCGTAATCTCTTAGAGCGCAACTGGAAGTTCGTAAGCGAGAACATTGACGACCAAGGTGTGTTGTTCGAGGAACTAGACCTGCTGGTGGGTGAGGCCCACCAAGGGTTTAGGCGGCACCGAGTCCCTAAGGAGGACTGGGTGTTCCGCCATTTTTGGGATGGTGACATTCCTTCTGAGGCGTTTGCTTATGCCATGCGTGACATTGCGTTCTGGTATCCAGATATCAAGTTCTGGGTCTACACCAGAAACTTCGATGTGGTCCACGCCCTGTCGGGTCCCCCAAACCTCCAAGTGTATCTTTCTGTGGATAACTTTAATGTCTGGAAAGCTAGAGCCTGCGAGCAGCAGAATCCGTGGGTAAATCTAGCGTTTTGTGCAGACACATGGAAAGACACCCTAACTCTTTCTGACAAGTTTCCCCACCGTAGGCGTGGGCCTAGATGTCCAGAGCTAACAGGCAAGATCCCTCTAGTCAACGACGGCGTAGGTGCCTGTGTTGACTGTGGGCTTTGCATTAAGGGGGTGAACAACGTCCGATTCGCTGCAAGTAACAAATAAACAATCCGTGGAAATTCCACAGAAAGAAAACAATGACATATACGAAAGAAAAAATTAAGAATGCCATCGAAAATGGCATCATCTATCCAGACGGTCACTCGATCATCGACCCTGACCATTATGAGGGTTTCGATGTAACCGACATCACCGTGGTCCATCACTCGGACTTCAGCAGCCCCACAACAACCATTTGGGGACATGACGGCGAACCAAAAGAGTCAATGGAGGGAGTGTACAATCTCACCTTCTTGTACTGGGTCGCTGATAAAGCTGGTCTTGAGGTAGACACACCTTACGGGGGTAGAGGGTCTAACGCTCGCCACATAGTTAAACAACTTGTTGAGTGGAGCGGTGCAGATCCAGATGCCACAAGATGACCCGCAACTAGAAGCCAAGATCTTGGACTTCTGGTATGCGACTATTCGGCTGGAGCAAGCAGCAAAGGGTTGCGCTGACTTGTTCCAGTCGATTGTCATGCCCGAGGCAGCCTTGGACAGAGTTTATGAACGTGCCACTTACCTCCATGCCCTTGGGGGTAATGCAGAAATAGCTAGAGAAGCAGTATCAAAATACATAGGTCCTAACAGGACACACCATTTCGTGGAAATTCCACAGAAAGAAGAAGAAGGAAATGAGTAGCAAAATACAACCGTTAGACGCACAGCACATGCGATTCGCAGAATCGGCATGGCACAACTTAGGGAAGGTAGGAGAAATCGACTACATCGAATCACTTTCGGCGCTGGACTGGGCTGATGCATATTTGGATGCACCATTCTTTATGCACGAAGCAGAGAACCCAATGCACGAAGATGCGTTCCATGAGTTTGAGAACGCTAGGACTGTAATCCTTAAGGGTTATCCTGTGGCCCACGGCCACCACACACCTAGGTACAAGCTCGTGCAGCATTCGTTCTTGACCAGAGAACTGCTTCCCAAGCTGATTGACGCTGGATTGGTTCAATCTATCGAATCCATAGGTACTTACAGCAACGGTGAGGCTGCGTTTGTGTCAGTCCGTTTACCTAACGACATCAAGATTGACGGCTATTCGGAGATCCATAACGTCATTAACTTGACTAATGGCTACGACAAGTTGCCGTTGTCCCTAACAAATAGTTTGGGGATTGTTGTCTGTGCTAACACGATGCAGACCAATGTCTTGAATGTGCCCTCATGGCATACCTTTAAGCACATAGGCACGCCTGCCGAGTTGATGAGCGAGGCTGTGTCTGAGCTAGTCAAGCGATACTACTTGGGAACTGAGTATTCCAATCGGGTTCAGCGCCTGCTTGATAAAAAGTTTGTTGACGCTGAGTTCGACAAACTCATTAGGCAAGTTATTGGTGACCAACCCAACAAATACAAGGTCCATGATGATGGGCCAAGGGTTACACGAGCTTGGACTGAGTGGGATAATAAGCGCACACAGATGCAGTGGCGCTATCAAGAGGATCCCAACAACACCCACATTATCGGGACTGCTTGGGGGGCTCTTATGGCTGTGCAGGCGTATGAGCAGAAGGATCTGCGAGTAAGTAAGGCCAGTGGGTCTAAGAATGAGCGCCATCACCGCAATGTTGTGATGGGCAAGTTACCTCTGACCGAGAAGGCTGTGCAGGCTCTGGAAGTTAAGCACATCTTGGCAGGAGTCTAGGTATGAGTATCCAAAGCGAATACGACAAGTGGTCACACGGTAGGACTATTACTGGTCGTTTGATGCAGGTTATCGAAGAGCTTGTTCAGTACCAAGTTGACATCATTGTCAATGAAGAGAACGAGTGGTTTAACGAACTTTTGGATAAGAAGCTCGATGAACGCTGGTCTGTGGAAATTCCACAGAAAGATGAGGAGAATCAGTGAGTCAATTAACTGACGAGCAGAATGAGATTTTGCTTGAGCTATTCGATACCGTCCATGACTCGATGCACATGATGAGACTCATGGCTCAGTCGATGGAAGAAGCAGTGGTGGAAACGGAACACTGCTTGTTGATGGCGTTGAGGGCTCTAAATGCAGAGGATGAACTCTTTCGCAAGCCCACAATTTGTTCAGATAATGTAATTAAATTCCCAGAAGGAGGGAGAAATGAATGAGGTTACAGAGTCCAATGGGTACCCCATTATTCACAAGGTACCGATAGGTAATGATCCTGGCTGGTTCAGGATCATGGTGCAGCGCCCTAAGGAGCGATGCCCATTCCCTGAAGCTCCGTATGTCGTAGCGGTGAAAGACTTTAACCGACTCGACTACGACGGATGGGCCTATGCCGTGTCGTATGACCTAAGTTTTGAAGCAGCAGTCGAACTGCTCAACAAGTAAAGGATAACTCATGGAGTACTTTTCTATAGATCCACCAGATGATCCCTATGCGGACATGACTGAAGAGGAATATGACGAGATGATGGAAGCTCGTGAAATTGCTGAGTCATTGTATTGGGATAGAAAAATAGATGAGGCCAGAGGGAACTAGATGAACGTCTGGCTGGCTATTTGGCGTATTCTGGACTTCGCTTCTTTCGTGGAAATTCCACAGGAACAAGTTCAGATCGCTGAATCTGTTTGCTCGTATGAATGGGAGGACAGCGACTGTGTGGAGGCTCTGGGGATTGTTTGGTGTGAATCGCTAGGTAATCCTCGGGCCTACAACGGTGTTGACCACGGCCATTTTCAAGTAAATGAATTTTACTGGGCAAATGTTTTTGGTAAGAGAACTTGGGCTAAGCGGTATGACATATCAACCAATACGGCGATGGCTCATCACATTTACAACACTAAAGGAGCTTGGAGGCTCTGGACCTGTGGAAGGAAGTAATGATTACTAAAACTTGTTACAACGAAGAGTGCTCTCAGGATAATCCTCAGCCACTCGACAATTTCCATAAACAAGCAACAGGCAAACATGGGCGTAACGCTCGGTGCCGTGTCTGTGTCACTGAGAGGCAGCTACTCCGTGAGAAGCGTAATCTCCAGACAATCGAAAGGCGACGCAACAGCCATTACCTTAGGGAATATGGGATCTCGTTGGAGAACTTCGAGTCTATTCGTAAAGCCCAAAAAGATAAATGCAAAATATGTGGAGAAATTCCACAAGGGCAAGACATCAGAGACAGGCATCTCGTGGTAGACCATTGTCATACTACGGGGGCCGTAAGGGGCCTTCTCTGCAACCCGTGTAACCGAGCACTTGGGATATTCAACGATGACCCTAAAGTGCTAGATAAAGCCGCAGCTTATTTGAGGAGTGCATGACATGAAACATGATTGCGAAGGCAATCCTTCGATCACAAATTACGGTAGAGGGTGCCGTTGCGACTTATGTCGCTCCGCCAAATCTCTTTACGAACAAGAACGAAGGAATAAAGCAAGAAAGTATAAAGTTGACAACCCAGACAAGACACCTCCGAAGAAACCAGCAGGGAAACGAGACAACCCCGTTGTCTATGCTGATGCGTTTACAAGAGGAGAAATATTGAGAGCAAGAGGAATGGCATGAGCGAAGAAGAACCAGCTTGGGTGCAGCGCAAAGGTTTCACCGCTGTAACTGAGATGGAGCTTGAAATGTTTTCTGAAATCGCAGAAAATAATTCAGCATGGAACATAGATAGCCCTGCACACTTGCGCTACCTAGATAGGTTGTGTTGGGTGTGGGAGAGCCAACTTAAAGTTCTCAGATACCTGAGGCGACAAACAATGCTTGACCTATACCACGGAGGCTTCACGAAAGCCGAAACGGGCAAGTTCATTAACCTCAAACGAACCAGAGCGCATGAACTGATAGAACAAGCGTCAGAAGAAAGATTACAGAGACAGACACCATTCTGATCCAGCTAATCTGTGGAAATTCCACAGCCCCCACCTTCGGGTGGGGGTCTTTTTTTGTTTTCTTTTTCGCGCGAGTTGTTTTTCTGTAATCTTACCTGTAGACTTCGGGGGAACCCCTTCAGGGGGTTCCCCCGAAACTAGATCTAGGGAGATGCCCTAGGCGTGACTTCTCCCCGCGTCTAGGGCATCACCCACAAACGCAGGGAGAAGCGTGGAAATCAAACTACGGCAAAGCTGGATAAACACTTTCCTCCGCTGCCCCGAGCAAGCACGCCAAGAGCGACTGGGGCTGGTCAAGCAGAAAGAAACCTCCGACCTACTCAGAGGCAACGCAGTCCACTACGCTATCGAACAGGCAGGGCTGGAACAACTTCACTCTCAAACCACTGTCGGCCTAGATGTGCTGTGGGACATGGTGGACGAATATCTCTCCGCCCACTCTGTCCTTGTCGAAGTTTGGCGGCAGCCCTACGAAACGGTTGTCGATGTTTGTAGAGCCAACATCAAAGTTTGGCATGACGAGGTATGGCCTCAACTAACGCCAAGTGCCGTGGAGCGTACCTTCACCAAAGAGATAGGAACACGTGACGGTGTAACCTTGATCCTCACAGGAACCGCTGACTGGGAAGATGAGTCTGGGGAACTGTGGGACTGGAAGAACCCTTCACGCTTCTATGAGCCTTGGGAGAAGAAACGCTGGGACATTCAATCCCACGCTTACTGCTGGGCTTTGGACGCAGACAAATTCAACTTAGCTGTTTTCGCTAACGGCCAGTACCAACACATCCCGATAGAACGCACCCAAGAACACATTGACGCTTTCATCGAAATGTGCTGGTCCATCGTTCCGCTAATGACAGCAAACATCGAACCTTGGCCCATGAACTGGCAAGGCTGGCACTGCTCACCCAAATGGTGTCCCGTGTGGCAGGCAGGCGAATGTCGTGGCAAGCACCTCGGGGAGAAGCCGTGGTGAGCGAGGTTCACTATCTGCTAGTTTGTGCCGTGGGCCGTTTCTGGTATGATTCTCAAAGATCTGTTGGAAAAAGACATCCAAAGGGAGGATGAAACATGACAGACAATGCAAAAATTACGGTGAGTTTCACTCAAAAGGTGAGCGAAGCCCCGTATGAAACAGCGGACTATTCGCTCTCCATAGAGCGAACTGTCCCCGAGTCAATGGGCGAGGAAGGCATCATCGCTGAAGCCAATTCCTTGTTCGCTGATGTGAAGAATGAGGTGCTTAAGCAAGCAGGGCAGGAAGTTGACCTTTCCCCTGATGGCGTGGTGATGCGTCGCTTGAAAAGCGGCGTTTCCAGGCCTGACGGTGATAAGCCCACCTCATCTGAGGAAGCCCCTGCGAGTAGCGCTCCAGTACGACCGAAAGCTTCCGCTCCAGCAGGAGGGAAAGTAACTGGTCGTGTCTACAAGCGTGTACCCTTGTGCGTCGGCAAGCAAGCCGACATTCGTCAAGCAGGATGGAACCTTATAGCGTTCCAACCAGCAGAATGGCAAGACGAAAACGGTGAAGTAATCGAAGTGTACAAAGTCAAAGAAAAGGCTGATGGCACGACAGATAAAACAAACCGTGGCACGAACTATCCAAACTTTTCCATTGGTAAAGATGCTCTTGCACGCCTCGGGTTCGACGTGAAGCAAGACTTCGGAATGTGGGTAAATGATGGGGACAGCAATGTGCCTCTCACCGTATTCGACCAAGCCGCAGGCGAAACGCAAGCGGATGCGGTTGAGTGGGATTGGGTAACACGCCGTCAGGATCTCCACAGCTAAATGGAAACCCAGGGAGAAGCCGTAGAGCTTTCCGAGGCCGAGGTCGATGCCCGTTTAGCGGGTGTCGATCTCGACCTACTGGGAGAGCAACAATACAAATGGTTCCGCCCCACTTCAGCGGCAGTGGATGAGTGGGTGGACTATGCCCAACGTGGTGACGACTGTTACTACATGGGTCTTTCAGACATAGACCAAAAGATGAGAGGGATCTGGCCTAGCGACGTTCTTGTTGTTACAGGCAGGGCTCACAGCGGCAAGTCGGCTGTGATTCTCTCTTCAATGGCAACGAACTTACTACAGAATCCAGACTTTCATGGAATTATCTACACCCCCGACGAACCAGAGATCTTGGTTGTCTCGAAACTTTTCGCTTTACTTTACCAACGCAATCTTGCGGAGGTGGAAGATGGCTTGCGGACTCAGGATCCTGCCGTCATTCAAGAAATCGAAGAAGCCAAAGTTTCCTTCCTAGATAGAATCAAAATTTTTCCAAACGCAATGTCTTTCGAGCATATGTCGGAAGCCATGCGTGAATGTGAGGACTACTGGCAAGCCAAAGCTGGCTTTGTCATGGTTGACTTCCTTGAACAGCTACCACAGGCCAGCGGATACGAAGGCGTATCCAAAGTTCTCAAAGGGCTGAAGGAATGGTCAGAGACAGAGAAAATGCCAACCGCTCTCATTCACCAATCTGGGAAAGCGTCACACCGTGGCAGTTCAAGGGGAATGGATGATGGCAAGTTCAATGCAGATGAATATGCTATTCTTCAATTAAACGTATTTAGGAAACGTGATGACCCAAAGCTCTCGGACGCTGAACGACTCATGCACTCGGTTTCAGTCTCGCTGGACCTCTGCAAGAATAAGCGACCGCCATGCCACGTCACACATGATCCCATTGACTATTACATGGACCCTAACTGCGGCCTCGTCAGAGACTACTTCGAGTCTGATATCCCAATGGATGACCGATGGGTGGAGTAGAAGAGTTCGCTGAGCTTCACAAAGGCGGCTTCATCGCTAACGTAGCGAAAGGAGTAAAGCCTCTCACCCGACAGGGGGACTATGTTGAGGCGTATGGCGAGGAATACGAAGAGCTAGTAAAGAAGCACTTAGAAGGCGACGCCAACATCGGTGTGTACCCTCTCTGGCAAAAGAACGGTGTTTGGATGGTCAACTGGGGAGCAGTTGACTTAGACGAAGGAGAAATATCAGACGTTCATTCAAACAACTTACAAAAACTCCTCACGAAAATGGGTATTACCTCTTGGAAAGAGCCCTCTCGCTCCAAGGGGTACCACGTTTGGGTCTATCTTGAAGCACCAATGGCAGCCAGCTTGGTTCGCCAAGCTCTTATAGGTGCTTGCAGGATCGTGGATGTCCCCACTCGCGAGGTGTACCCCAAACAAGAATCTTTAGCTAAAGATTCCATAGGGAATTGCTTAAGGCTTCCCTACCCTGGGGGTCGCACTCCTGGCAGGCAAGAAGTTGAAGGCTATTCGTGGCAAAAGTTCGCGAAAGAAGCCTTAGAAAACAGAACGCCTCCAGCGATAATGCGAAAGTTACTTCCCCTCCATGCCGCGACTGAGCCGAAGAAACTGAAGTATGTTGATCGGGGTTTTCGGCTGGATGGGGAGTTTCTGGGGTTAGCTAAAGAACTGTGGGAACAACACGAACACGAAGATCGCAGCAAAGCGCTCTTTGGGTTCGCT